GGCTAAGCCCCAGAACGCGGGAATGGCCACTTACGCCACTCACCGAGTTATGCAGCCACTTTGTGGCTACCCGTCTCTTAGAGACGTAATTCCATACGTAATCGTATGGTGGAGTTAATACTCCTTTAGCCAAGATTCGATCTCTTGGCTGGTCCAGTCAGTGATATCCACTGGCTTATCATCACCTTGTATAAATACGGTGAATACTCCCGGATACCATTTAGTCGGGAGACATTTGACTTCATTAAAGAAGTAAATATCGTCTACCATTCCATCTTCGAAGTAGACTAGGTCCGTGTGCATTTCAGCACCCGGATCCCGAATAATATGAGCATCCGATAGTTCATATTTAATACCGAAGGTTCCTTTTATCTCTTCGGATCTACCTAGTAACCAAACAATAGGTAGTACAAGGAGGACTATTGCCTCCTTGTTCGTCCTCCGCGCAAGGCGGAGGATTTCAGCAGCTAATTTTCGGTCTGCTGAGACCAGAACTATAGTATCTGGTACAGGGGAGACTTTACTAAACTCCCAAAGGATCAGATTATCTGATTCCATGAATAGGTTTAACCTATCTCTTATCCTATCCGGTAAGGTAGGATGGTCCCCGCAAATTATTGCGCGGACAGCGTCCTCATCTCTGATGAGGTCGAGGGAGGATTGGATATAAGTATCCCACTCCTCCTTTAGCGTCTCTTTATCGATACGCCAATCTGGATTGAAATGCCAACCCAGATTTAGGTAATCAATTTGATTTACCTGTGATGAGTTTACAAAATACTCATATTGGTTTCTAAATTTGAAACCTGGTCTTCTCCAGTGTCGGAGAAACCTTTTGACCCATACTTGGGTCTCAACCAACCAATCTTTTGGTGGTTTGCCGCGACCATAAATCTGGTCACGGTCAAGGGTGAGTTCCTGAGGATCCTCACCCCTTAGAACTGCTCGATAAAAGTAGTTCTTAAGCAAACGTAACATCGTTTGCTCGGGGGTCTCTATTTCATGAGACCTTAGAGAGCCAATCAAGGCTCTATGTTCATCCGACACAGGTCGGATGATAGCTGACTCTGGTATCAGAGTCTGTAGCTCCCGGAATTTCGGGAGCCAGTGATGATATTTGTGCGTCACTTGGTTCGTTCGTTCAGTTCGTATGAACTTAAATCCAAATGTATTTTGGATTAACTGGCTCATTCGAGTCAGTGTTTCGAGGTAGTTCTTAGACTTCCTCTTAATGACCTGAGTAACAAACTCAGGATCCGGATGGTGGGCACCATCCCCCCCGATTTGTTCGGGGATGTACGGACATAATGTCTGTACCTCCTTTGCTAACAGTAATTGTTGCAAAAGGCCTGCCATGATCATTCGTGGCGATAGCGAATAGTTCGTTTGTAACGACCATCGCACCTCTTTACCGAGTAGAGAGGTTCGACCGAGGTTTGTATAGGACCATCGGTCGAGTTCCGGTTTTACCGGAAGCAATAGACGTATCCTAGGATAGTCTATATAACAGATGTGGTCAATTCCACGTCTGACACACACAATTGGTGTGTGTGATGGTTTCTTTGGGATCAAAGAAGCCTCTTCACAATAAAATATGAAGTAGGATGATATATATGTGTCATCCCAAGAGATTTTCATCTCTACCTTCTCCATTTCGTGAAGGTAATTAGTAAGTTTATCCTTACTATTATCGAGGGCGACTACATCGTCCCCAACACCCGAACTTATTGCGGGTCTGGCTATGTAATGAACATAGTCATTGATTATCGTTAAGATAACCTTTGTCATGGGATCTCCCATGAACCATGCCCGTGATTTAATCACAGGCTTCGACCTTAGTCGACTGAAAACGTAACGTTTTCCGCAATACAGCGTTTTCGCTAGCATTGCTAAACCTAGGGGAAACCCTATGTTTGGCTTTGATTTCTGTATCAAAGCATGCCAGATTTGTCTGGCAATGGTTGGGTTACCGTGATCGGTAGCCTCACTCCAATCCGTGGATAATCCATAGATTGTCTGGTTTGTATCCAGTTTCTCCCACAAATTATTTTGTGGGTGTAGGTCCCTCCACATGAGGTTCCATAAATGCCTACTTGATTGTAGGCCCGAACGCACATGTTGTCCTTGTAGCGTCCGTTGCCATAAGTGGCTAAACACATACATTATTACGGTGTATGCGTAAGAAGGTACGGTAATTACCCGTGCCTTCGAGGGTTCGGACACAGTATGTGTCCGAACCGAACGTACCCGTATCGGGTCGTTAAGGGCAGTTTGAATTGCCCAATTCAGCAGATCTTCTGCTGATCTTACTGGTCTTCCAGTAAAGTACCTACCTTCTGGTAATTGGAAGGTGGGTTTCTGGGATTTAATAATCCCAGCTGGTCTTTCTTGATAGAAGACCTCCATCCCGGTGTATCGGGATTGGTAAAGTTCTAACTTTGTTAGAATTCTTTCTTCCTTTGAAAGGAAGCTAACCGCCGTTTTCGGCAGTATTTCCTTGAATTGATCAAACTCAAGGTCCTCGAGGGGAACAAAAGGTCCCTCTCGAGTATAGAGTGTTTTACACTCTAATGTCCGGAAGTTAAACTTCTGGAATAAGACGTTCTCTTTGCAGAGAGTCTTAAGGTAGCCAGTTTGGCCACCGACCTGTCTCGTAGATTCGAGACAGCTTGAAGGTCCACAACTGACCTTCGCACGCGAACCCATTACCTGGGTCGCCCCAATAGTCGCTAAACGTAGCGGCTCTGGATCAAGATGTATCTCTTGATATGGCTCCTGAATTGTTTTCAGGAACTTCTCCTCGCTTTGGATTAACATTTTCCCATTAGCGAGTCCACTTGCACGTGTTTGTGTGCAGGTGAGTAGTCTCTGCATGTGATCATGTGGAGACTTACCACTATCAATTAGTGGTTTAAAGACCTTACTCAGTAAGGCCATGTCTCTAAATCTTGGAAATTTAGAGGCTTTCTTGTCCGCATAGTGTTTGCGGACAAGTTTCTTCCAGGTCTTTACCCTGGAAGTGAACTGTGCATAATCATTTGCACAGTTTGACAAAGTAAACTTTGTCAGTCGGTCGACTATTTCATAGTCGGCCTCTCCCTCCATACATAGTATGTAGGGTAGTACTATACCATTAGCGGTGTAGTACCATTGACGTACTCTATGGAGTCCGTTTGGTTGTTGGAGTGTTTTCCACAGCTTAGCTCTATAAGCCTTACTGTAGAGTTGAACGTTCCAAAGTGAATGCATCAGTACACGGTACTGGAATTCTGGACTAAAATCGTCCAGAAACCCGTCAGTATTAACGGGC